CCCCGAAGAACTTTTTGACGGAGGGTGCTGCGCTGTAATGCTCCCAGACCAATATTGAAGCTAAAGCTAACAAGAGCATCGAACTGACCTTGAGTGAGCTTAACGGGACAGTAGCGTTCAACACCTCGCTCAAAGCGATTAAGATCGTCTCTAAGAATGTCATCTACTTCCTCCATCGAAAAGGTACGGTCATCTTTATATTCCAGTGGGTAGGCATCCCGTTCGTCTATTTTTAACGCACCTTGCCGTGGGTAGAGTACATGACCCACACCAATCGTCCACAATTTTGCGGGACACCGATATGGACGCTGGCGGACACCCTCATGGTGCTTAATCATTTTGATTGCTTTATCGCTTACTTTCACTTCTTAAATGCCTGTGTTCCAAACCAGAAAGAAACAATACTTGCCCAAATGATCTGGGTCTCATCATCCCATAGGAGGTTTAACGCCACGTCAAATGGCACTTCCCGATGGAACGCAAACCAGAACCCAAACAGTTCTACAAACATAAACATGATGAACATACCGTAGGTAATGGCGGGTCTTACCATAGCCCTAGAGTTAACAACCCACTGAGAAGCACCCTTGCCAATCTCCATGTCGTGAGCATACAAAGACGCCCTTTCTTGGGCTTGGGTCTGCATCTCAATCTGTTGGGTCTTAATCTCTTCTACATGGGCTTGGGCTTGAAAGCCTCTCTCCATCATCTGGAGTTCTCGTTCAGTCTGCAAACGAGCCATATCCATCTCATGCTTCTTGTCGGATTTATCTTGGAAAAACCCTAGTAGGCTAGGTAGTCCGCCAGACAGGAATGATATAAGGGTAGTAAATAAGGTAATCATTTCTTTCCTCTTTCTTCTAAGAGTTTGACCCGCACATGGAGGTCATGAATATCTTTGTAAATTTCTTCACGCTGTTTTGCTCTGCGTTCGGCTGAAATAGGACTGTCCGTTGGGACGCCTTCTGCGGTAATTAGGGCTGGCATCTTGCCCTCAATCTGGGTTAGGCGGGTCTGAAATGAGGATACTTGACCGAGTAGCCATGCTATACAGGCTACTAAGATCGGAATAACCGCCTTTAGTACGTCTTGCATATTCATTTTTTAGACCCCCATACTATGTAATAAGCAATCCAAGCAGCTACTAAAAAGCACCAGAACTGCACCCATTTAACCTTTGATAACTCGGCATCAAAATACTTCTTGTCTTCCTTCTCAAGCCGTTCAATCTCGGTCTTGATGTCTAGCACCTTTTGCCACTCTTTGGTGCCGTGCTGCTTTATAAAGTCCACCCTTAATTTGTACTCTTCATCGCTTATCTTCTTGCGGTGTTTGTACTCCTCAAGGGCTTTAAATATTGCCCGTTCCTTCTTTAGCTCTGCTTCTCTACGCTCACGAATCCTTGCGTTTGCTTGTTGCTTTGCAACATCTACTGCTTCTTTCTGTACTTCTTCAATGTTTTTGCCAATCTCCCGCCCAGCCTCACGCCCAGTCTTTATCCCTTCGCTAATGCCCTTGGCACCAGCCGATAACCCCAGTTCGTCTGACATATCTCACTGTTCTTTGCCTCAGAGTGTAGAACCACCAAACGACATATTGGCAACCACGATAGCTACGTGTTGTTCTGGGTTTTCAAGGCTGTGACCGCAATCACTGCACACCTTGGCAGCTAACTCAACTTCGCTAACGTCATACCCACAATTAGGGCAGTAGATTTCAATCGTATGGCGTGGCTTAAATTCACCGCCGTCCATGGAGTCTTGGATTTCTTTAATCATATTAAGCCTTCATAATGTACGCAAGAGCGTAGTAGGGTGGTAGGTTGGCGTTGGTACCGCTTGCACCAGCAGTATTAATAGTGTGAGTATGCGAAGCATCTAAACTAGCTTGACCAGCAGGGCGAGAAAGAAAATTAAATGGCCCGCCATCTATATCAAATCCTGTTTGCTTAGTGAAAACACCACTAGCTGAACCAGCTTGATTAAATTGAAACGAAACACCAGTAATTGCGCCTGTAAGTGAAGCTGTATCTGCCGTATGAGTATGACTTACAACAACAGCGTTTGCAGAACCCCCTGTAGCATCAACAGCATAAGTTGACCCAGCACCCACCACAAATCTATTTCTTAGGTCTGGGGTGCTATTAGACCCGTCACAAAGAAACCAACCACTTGGTATAGATCCAATTGATCCAGACCATAAAATAATAGCCCCTGAAGGAATGCCGTTAGCTAAAGCAAAAGCAGTGGTAGCTATCTGAGTTGTGTTTGTACCAGGAGCTGCGGTGGGTGCTATTGGAGTACCAGTAAATGTAGGAGAAGCAGACAACACCATATTACCAGTACCAGTAACAGCATTGGCTAAAGTAACACCACCATAACTTAAAGCCGCAGAAAGTGTTAAAGCACCAGCGACACTAAAATTACCAGCAGAACCAGACAATCCATTTACAAAATTAGTACCATCACAATAAACAAGACATGTGGCTCCGTTTGGAATGTTTACACCCGTACCAGAAACGCCGATAACTCGAATGGCAAAACCACCTGTAGTGTTATTAACAATGGTGTAGAGTTTTTCTACAACGGGTGGAATTAAGTCTCTGACGGCATTGTTTGTTCCAGTAACTACCAAAACAGCATTACGGGCTTCGTTTGTTATACCGTTAAAATTAGTTAACGTGTAGTTTGCGTCAACCATTGTGATGTTTTGAACACCCGTAATAGCCTGTTCAATCAAAGTACCTAGGTTGGTATTGGTAGTTTGGCCCCAAAGACCTGCTTGATCGCCATCCCCCATTAGGGTTAGCTTTAAACTTGGTGAAAATGTACTTGCCATAATTTATCCTTAAGCTGCTGCTACTTCTGTCCAATTAGGTACTTGTACTGGATCAATTAAACTCCAAACATTGACCCTATTTAGTCTAACAACTGTTCTAACGCCAGTCAAATTAACATTGGCGTTTGCAGCAACACTAACGGTTCCCACTACACCAATTGCGCTTACACCTGTAACACTAACATTTGCTCCCGCCGTTGCGGTTACATTACCAAGAGTTCCAATAGCCAAAACACCTGTTAATTCAATCGTAACACTCTCAACTATTGAAACGTTACCAATTACGCCTACAGCGCTAACACCCGTTAAATCAACCGTGCATCCAAGACTTAAATCAACCGTGCCAACTACGCCAATTGCATTTACACCTGTTACATCAAGATTTTGGTCAGTATTAAAACTAACTGTACCTACTACGCCAACTGCTGATACTCCAGTAAGTTGAACTGAAATACCAAGACTAGCCTCACCAGTATCAGCAAACGGCGCCGCTGCGTAGGGCGAGAAGCCAAAAGTCATTATTAGTCAACCTTAATCTAAACTTGAACCCAAGAAATTGTAGGCTCGTCCCAGCGATACTCTTTACGATTTTCAGGTGTTCCAACATCTGTAGGATATGGAACTGGAGCATCCCATAAACAAGTATCTTCGTTTAATAACCAGCTTGCATAAGGTTTTGGAGGAATAAAGGCATCTCTTTCAATGTCATATGTATATCCAATACCAGCATAATTTTTACGCAAGGGTCTGCCTTCAGGATGTTGTCCGCCATGTGTATTGTAAGAGGTTTGAACCCATCCATGACCAAAAATGCCACTATCTATGACATCTTGTTCCGCTACGATGACTTGAACTACTACTCCGTTTTCTACTTTTGCAAAATGCGACATGATTGCTCCTTTTAAGCCGTATAAGTTCCAGATGATGTGTATTTAAGAATGGTATTGCTACCAGATGTGGATACATCTGGGTTACCTGTGGTTGTGCCTGAGTATCTTGATGTTGGGATAGAAAGAATAACAACACCCGAACCGCCCTGACCACCACCACCAGCAGGAGCAGAGCCGCCACCGCCGCCACCTCCAGTATTAATTGCTCCATTCTCACCTATTGCGCTTGTGTAGGCTTGACCACCGCCACCAGAACCGCCAGCGCCAGATGTTCCCACATTAGATCTGCCACCGCCACCACCAGCGTAAGTAACTGCTGAACCAGTAATACTAGAAGGAGTGCCACCACCACCAACACCGCCTACTTGAAATGATGCGCTAGTTCCAGTAGCAGTAGCGCCACCGCCCCCACCGCCAGCAGAATAAGTAACATTATCAGTTCCACCATTTCCACCAGCGCTACCTTGACCAGAAGTTCCAGACCCACCTGTAGTTGTGCTATACCCACCGCCACCGCCAGAGCCTCCTGTTCCACCAGCACCAGAGTCACCTCCAAAACCACCGCCAGTAGAGGTAATTGTGTTAAATACAGAATTATCACCTTGGGTACCATTTGCATTTGCACCACCAGGGCCACCAGAGCCTACTGTAATTGTGTAACTTGTTCCTACACTAAGTGATTGTGTTCCAGTTCTAAATCCACCTGCACCACCACCGCCATAAGATGAAGCTCCTCCACCAGCAGCAACCACTAAATAACTAACAGTTACTAATGGAATTAAAGAACCACTACTTGTAAATGTGTGAATTGAATTACCGCCTGAAGATGAGTAAGTTCCACCGCTAAATACTTGTGAGCCAGCGTAAGAGATAATGACTATACCGCTACCGCCATCACCACCATTACCTCGAACTCCACCATCGGAAATACCGCCACCGCCACCGCCTGAACCTGTGTTTATGCTTCCTACATCTCCAGTTCCACCAGCATTTGTTCCATTACCACCACCGCCAGTACCGCCAGTTCCACCTGAACCACCAACAGTTCCATAACCGCCACCACCACCACCACCAGCACGAGGTACGGCAGAGCCTGTAATGGAAGAAGATAAGCCGTTCCCTCCATTACCGCCTGTTCCACCTGAAATACTTTGTCCAACAGCATTTGCTCCACCACCGCCACCACAACCAAAATCGTTACCGCTAGTTGCTGTTTGCGCTCCACCGTCAAATCCTTGAACTGGACTAGCAGTTCTTGCTCCAGCTACTCCTACTGTTATTGGAGGAGATGCGTAACTAGCAGCACCACCGCCTGAACCTCCAGTTTTTCCATCAATTTCAGTAGATGTTGTACCACTTCTTTTAGAACCGCCACCACCGCCACCAGTAGAAGTTACTGAGGAAAATACAGAGTTAGAACCTGAAGAACCAGCAGGAGAATTTGCAGTATCACCAGTTGTTGATCCTGGACCACCAGCACCAACTGTAACTGTGTAAATAGAATTTGTATCAAGGGTTAAAGCGCTTTCAGCAGAACCGCCACCGCCAGTTGTTCCAGCAGAAGTTCTATATCCACCAGCACCGCCTCCACCACCAGATCCTCGACCACCGCCACCACCACCAGCAATCACTAAAAAATTTGCGGTTACTGCAGACAATGGGCTTAATGCACCAGAAGAAGTAAAGGTGTGAATAAATTTACCGCCTGATACAGTAACAGTTCCACCACCGAATAATTGAGTTGCAGATGTGTAAGAAACAACTACTAGACCACTACCGCCATTGCCACCTGCTATGGGGCCAATTGTATTGCCACCACCTCCACCGCCACCTGTGTTAACACTTCCATTGTTTGAACCGCCATTACCGCCGCCACCTGTACCGCCAGTTCCAGATGTTCCAGTATAAACTCCACCACCACCGCCACCTGCTCTTGGTACAGATGAGCCTGTTATGGAAGATGCAACTCCATTACCACCATTACCGCCGACAGTAGAACTAGCAGCTACTCCAACAGCACTAGCCC